TTGACATGGGTATTTCCAGAACACTCGTCTATACTTTGTGGCTTGTAACGAATACACCATGATTCATTCATGAATTACATAGTAAAATTACATTTTAAATTTCATTATGGATTCCTATAATTAATATTTTATGTAAATTGACATATACATCTTTATTCTAATTTTTCACGGTGTATACAATGGCAAACTACATCTTGCATTTTTTCATGAACAACATTACAAGGATATAAATATTTATTAACACCAAAATTAATAACTGATTCTTATTCCCATTCACCCATGCATCGGTATTATTTTTATTTCTTATAATATGCGAGTAAGGCTTATCATTTGTAAAGTAAAGAAACCGATTCTTATTTATTTCTGTACCCGAAGATTGCTCTTCCCATATGGATAATATACACCTTTTATATATAAAAAAGAGAAAAATAAGTATAAGGTAAAACAAATTAAAGAATAGAAAAAGTCTTAAATTGCACCTACTATGTATAATATCGTTCAAGAGCACTATTAGTATGTAGACACTTATAAATAACCACGACATATGAAAAAAATCAATTGTAGTATACAAAGCTTTTCTATTATTGGAAATTGGTAAATATATGGTTTTAAGATAGAAATTCACAAATACGGATATTAATAAAAGTGATATAAAATACGGTATCAAGCTAGTTAGCCCCCCTCCATAATAAAATATAGCTATAATTGTTGCTATTAGAAGTATCTCGGGTATAAAAACAGGTAAATATGTTTTAATTCGACGCACTATATCTGTCTCTATTTTAACAACTGGAATGTTTTTATATCCCAACTCCTTTAAAATAAAACCTATATCACTATTCCCCGGTGAGCTTATTATACAAGTATTTACTTTATTATCGTTCAAAAATAACTTATTATCTCTAACATGTATCTTGGCATGTTTCGAATGATTATAAAATAAATAGCAATCTTCATCTATGAAAATTTCCTTCCCTTCGGAACACTTTGCTGTTACATAGCGTTGATCATCTTCCCCTTTTTTAAAATCTTTCCATAAATTTATTATTGATCCCGCCTTACCCATATACATACCTGCATTCAACCTCTTACCATCACATGTCCCGAAAACGCGGTCTATACAGTACTTCACATGTACCCCCAACGTCCTGAGCTTCGCGACTGAAAAAACTAAATCCTTATCAAGCTCCTTATAACGCTTCAAAATTTCATCCGAAGACTCAAGTATAAGTGTATCAAATCCATCCACAACACACACAATATCATCGGATTTAACTTTTTTACAAAATTCAACCACAGCAATTGCTTTACCATGAAAACCAGTCCACTTCTCTCCGAACCCAAGAACTATAAGACCTGGATATTGTTTCAATAAATCAAAATACTTTTCAGAATGTGTTGCATATGTCACAATATAGAACATATTATATATACGTTGTTTTAAAAAACGAAGAAATTATGATCTTAAAAGCACACATAAAAGAAGACTTCCAAGTGGCAAAGAATATCCTATGTACAAAGCACTTATAAACATGCGTCAGTTATGGATAGTAATTTGTTTGACAAATATCAATTAGTATATGAAGGACAGAATATGTGCCATAATACACTTCCTCCTTCTCGTAAGAATGAGAAACGATGTGTTATTAAAGAGCCTTTAATTTTTTAATATCATTTGATATGGTTTTAATATAACACCCTATCTTATGAGAGTCTTCAGCGTCGTTGCTACATCGTAGAATTTTCTTCCTAAGAGTATAGTTTAAGTTTTTATGCATGATATCAACGCCCTTTGTATCTTTCATATTATGTGATATTTGGTATGTAACATTACCATATTCCGTAGTTGCATTTTTGTCTATAATTTCTTGGGGTACAATATTTAGATTAAGTAGTGTATGTAATACACGATCTGACTTATTATAGTGGTTTATACACCTTATATGATGGTCATATATGGTATTAGGGATTGGCTTACGACCCCCGTATGTTCTTATCCATTTTATTTTTTTGAGTGCAGTTTTATTGATTAGATGAAGTGAGTTGAATAAAATTTGTGAGCCATGAGAGTGGGCAATTATATGTGTTGGTTCAAAGGAGTTTATAGATTCGACAAGTCTATTTACTGCATCTGTCGGAGAAAATCCTATTGTATCCCAGAGTAGTCTTATGTTATCCGAGAGTTTTGATTTAGATTGATAATTAAAAAAATGGACTTTGGAATAAGGGATTCTAGGAAATATTTTTGCGAGAAGTTTGTTGGTAGTGGAGTTACTTCCTCTACCGGGGATATATATAAATTGTCTCTTCGAGGTTTTTTGTGATTTTTGTGTTTTTGTGCTATATTTTTTATGAGCCCGCTTTGTTTTGTTCATTACACTTTATAAAAAGATTTAAGCTGTGCTGGATAATGATTGGGTGAATGGGTTTTCTTTAAAGGCGGTAAGGGTATCGGGTTCAATTCGTTGGGCGATGGATGCATCACACACACTATTTTTTTGGGTAGTAATACCTTGTTCGTTTTTATTTGGGGGTAGTTGGGTGAGTTTTGTTTTTTGGAGGGCATCGGGTTCTAAGAGGGGTACTTTTTGAAGAACTTGACCAATATCTGCTTGTCCTGAAGCAATTTTAACGCCTGTCTTTGTAGGGTTTCGTCCTTTGGAAACATCTTGTCGAACAGTGTTAATGGTGGCGTTATAAATATCGGTATAGGACATTGGTTTTACTTCACCTTCCGCAACACCTGTATATTCGTTGTCAGTAGTAAATTGACGTGATGTGGGTGGTGCAATTGTATCCGTAACGGTATAAGCACCGACACCATCACCGTGTGCTTGACCGGTATATTCATTATCAGATATGAATTGACGAGCGACATTGGGTGCTTCTTTGGGGTTAGTTATATAACCTTGTCCGACTTGTCCAATAGAGGCTTGTCCAATGGCGGGGGTATGGAGGGTTGTTTCTCGGACGGTTTTAATAGCTTCTGTATTTGGTCTAGATATGTGTTTATTTCCGTTAAGATTACCAGATGTGATAAAGTTTTTGAGTGTTTCTCGATTCGTGGTTTGGGGGAGGTCTTGTATATAGGTAGAGCCTCTTTTACCAATGGATCCGACGTTACCGATTCTATCATCGTGTACAGTGGTTTCTTTAATGGTAGTACGGGAGATATCATCGGGGTCATACATGGTAAGTTGGGTAGCGATTCCACCGAAGTTACCGATTCTATCATCGTGTACAGTGGTTTCTTTAATGGTAGTACGGGCGATATCATCGGGGTCATTCATGGTAAGTTGGGTAGCGATTCCACCGACGTGACCTTCTGGGCGACCATGATCTTCGGTTGTTTCACGAACGGTAGTTTTGAGAATATCTTGTACGGGTGCGATGATTCTTTTAACAGCCGATGAGGCGAGACCGAGATAGTCATTGGAGACTTCTTTTTGTGCGTTTCGGATGTCGGTGCAGTATTTGACGGTTGTTTCTTTGGCACCTGTGGATACGGCGTTTCTTGGTCCAGATGATTCGAGATGCTGGCGATGAACAACTTCGGGTGAATAATTCGAGTAGTTTTCTGGTTTTTTAACGACAGAAGGACCCGCTGTACCAGAATATGCGGTTGATGTGTTTTGACGGCGGGTATCACGAGCTGAAATTTCGGGACGTAGTGTTTTTTTCTGGGTAACAACGGTTGTATTGAAGCGTGGTTGATCAAAGGAGTGAAATCGGATAACGCGGTTTTGTTCGACTTTTGATTGGAGACCTCGACGTTTTCCGCAAAATCCGGGGTTGAATCTACCATCATATGTTTCTTTGGGCTTATTGGATGCACGCAACTCATTTGTTTTTTTAGGGAGGTAATACTGTCGTGATTCGATATCTTCTTGGAATCCACCCGAACCTTCACTTGTAAATCCTTGACCTAATCCGGGACCCACGCGAGTTGGTTGAGTAAGAGGAACACCCTGTTGTTTATTACTCGCATTGTATCTTTGGGAAAGATCATCTGAGCGAGTAGGTAGACCGTATATATTGTTTTGTTGGGAAGAAAACATTGGAGTGGTTTCTTCTTTGGGTATATCGAGTGAAGAGTTTCCTGTAAATAATTCTAGTCGTGTGGAAGATGCGTTTTCATTTATATTTTGTTTGATACTTCCTCCAAAGAAAGGAACCATATTGTTGTGTGTAAAATTTTCGGTGTCAATTGGTTCTCCAGTAAGAGACATGCCTTGCGACATACCTTGTGATGATCTTGTGGCGGTAGGGTGTTCAAGAAACGCCTGGGTCATTGGTGTAGATCCCATGTGTCCCGGATGAATCATTGTGCGTGATTCATGCTTGATTGTATTCTGTTTATCTAGATGTGATTTGAGTGTATTGATTTCCATTTCTTTTGCGGTATCGAGGAATACGTTTTCGAAAATACTACCACCATGTGTGCATTGTTGACCCACAGGGTTTTTCGTGTTTTTCGTGTTTTTCGTATTTTTCATTCTCATATTTTTCATAATTATTTATTGATTTATTTATTAAACAAGAATGAACGTATCCTCTGCTATCAAGTTTGATTTACCGGGATTTAATTTTCCTAGCTTTGAAACGAAAGATCCAGATACGTTACCTTCTTATTCTGCGAGGACGAACGTTCCGAGACCTTACAAATCAAAGAGGGGTATTTTTAAAGGAATTTACAATGTGGCTGATAATATAGGAAGAGCAGAAGCGGTAATAATGACAGGAAGAGAAAAGGTGAAAGGTAAAAAGGTTGATATGCGACTTGGGAATAAGACCTTTTTTTATAATGGCACATGTGGTTCAGATTCTTTCGATGGATGTGATGGAGAACCTCGTGCGATAATATTGGATAATACATCTTCCCTGGGTTTGATACCTGGTATTACAAATGATATCTTCCACGCTTTAAATCCACAGAATATGATAGACGCCTTTGAAGGTAAAGGAAAATTCGGTAAAAAATGTAAAAGGATAGACTTTAAGGAAATACAACTTGTACCAGAAAAGGATCCCATAGAAAAGGAACATATTATATGTGTTCCAAAGGAGACGAAAGAGGGGTTTCAGATGTTTAACCATGATAAAAAAAAAGGAAAATATGTGTGCATTTTGATACTAATTAGCTTAGTTATATTTTTTATAGTTCGTTATCAGAGTCTTCTACGTTAGATGCTTCTGGGCAATAGGGTCTTTTGGAGAGGTTGGAGATGTAGTATGTGGAGACTTGGTTTTTGATTGAAAAGTCTTTACAGCATTTTTTTTTCACGTTGACAACTTTGGAGCATAGCTTACAGTGATTGATTTTGTGGATAGAGTGGTTCATCTTGGTGAAGATAACATCGGTGCATTTGGGTTCACGGGGCTTACGTGGATGACTTGCATAATAGTCGTGAAAGTCTTTGACGAACTTACTGAATGGGTATTTGCTATCAGGGTTGAAGGTGAGAGTTTTTGATTCTTTGATCATTCTATAGATAGGGTTGTTTTCAAAGAGCATATCTTCGGATCTTGAATCAAAGTATTCGACACCCCATTCATGAAATGGTTTTTTGTTGTATTTAGTGAGCATTTCTCTACGTGCGAGGATGATTTTGATAAAGACTTTATGAAGTTCGGTTTCGATACATTTTTCTTCCATGCTTCCATCTGTTTTTTCGACGGGTTCAAAGCCGAAGTACGCAATTCTTCGTAGAATCTCTCCGGTATCACGTACATCTTGAAAGTACTGACTACAGAAGATCATAGGTTGTGTGATTTTCTTTTGAGACTCTTGTCTTTGATTTTTGACGGGGATGGATATTTTTTCACCGGATACTGCCTTTTGAAAGTCGGTTTTTCCGAACTCGACAATCATATTTGCGGGTGTATCCGAGTCGATAATGATATCCTTGTCTAGAAAGGCGGTTTTTCCAAAGGTTTTTTCCTTGTAGTTGAGAGTTCCAATACACTCTTGTGAGAATGTTTGTGACACTATATTGATAATGGTGGACTTTCCGGTACCGGAAGTTCCTACAAGATATGGGACCGCATGAATCTTATCAGTGGGATCACTTCCGATCGGATAGTGAAGTCTTCCAAGAAATCCGTGAAAGATGAGGGATATGTCTTCGCTAGAGAGTTGAGGTTGATCTTTGATAATTTTATCAAAGATGGGGCATTCGATATCTTTCCATGACATTTCGAGCCATACTATATCAAATTCATGGGGGAGAAAGCATTTTGCAGCGAATGTATATTTTGGATCAGGGTCATATGTCTTGAACTCAAGGGGTCTGAGTGTGAGATAGCCGTTTTTAAAGGCGATAATGTTTTGATCTCGTTTTAATAGAGGTATCGTAACGTGATTGTTTGTGAGATATCTTGTAAGATTTTCTTTGACATTGGGTCTACGATAGTATTTTTTGATATCATCTGGTGATGTTCGGAAAATATCATCTAGAAAGTTATCAAATGTGTCTATAGCTTCGTATTCGATTGGACATTCATCAGATCGTTTCATGATGGATGTATCTTTCTTGAGATATCCATTGAGAATACACGTTTCGTCTACAAGGTCTAGAAGACTATCGAATGTAATCTTATCATTTGTGATAATTCCGAGGGAGCCCCGGATTTCTTTCCAAGACTCGTCGGTACTTTCGATGAGTCTTGTTTGTTTGCAACTGAAACATTTTGCGACACATACGGTGGATGTAATATTGAGCCAGGTTTTGAGATTGGAGTGAACAATATCGGGATTGACAAGACAACGCCTATCTTGAGTAGGGATGACTGTTACGACACCTTTCATAGGGGGTGGATCAGTTCTGATTCTCCATAGACCATGGATTCTCATGTTTTTTGAAAGGATGTCTGATACAGGGAGTGTATCGTTATATGATACATTTTCACTGACGGAATTTGACACAGTACTTGTCATATTCTCATTGCGAGAATCGCGTGTGTCAACAGATACAAGAACATTATAATTTGGTAGTACAATGTTTTGATTCGAGTCAAAGTCTAGAATAGACTTTTTGGTAGCAAAATAAACTTTTGTTTTTTTGGATGCATAGGAGGCTTGTCCACATAGGAGTTCAACTTGTTTCCAACGTGTATCAACCCGATCTTTTTGTATGTCTTGGAATCCCTTTACGAAATAATGATTTTTCTTTTTGGTAACGGATTTGAAATAGGGTGCATTAAGATTCGGATCAAAATCACCGTCCACATCAATTTGCTGAACATGACGTGTATCTATCCAGATATAATCGTATTCATCAATCTTATCTTGGCGTTTGATAATTTCTTCTTTTGGGAGCTTTTCAAAATCTGTATAGGAGGGTCTTTTACCGGTATCTTTGTATGGAAGAAGTTCCTTTTTCTTTAGAATCTTTGAATCGTCACCAGTAGAATCTCCAGTAGAATCTCTGAATTTGTTTGTAAATTTGAGATTAACGGGCATCCATAGGATATTTTTTTCGTTTAGGTAGTCAATAATCAGAGTACTCATGGTGTTGTGATCTTTTATACATTGTGAATCCATCTTCATTTTTTCGCCTCTAATTCACATTAAAGGTGCTGTATGCTATTTAAGAAGTTTAAGACTCTTTGTGAGATATTATGTTTTTCATATCATTAGATATATCTTCAAATAAATACATATTGTTTAACATAACCGGATAGTATAGTGGTAGTGGACTTTTTGTGTAAGTATCGACAAAAAATATTAGATAATTTTGTTTTTTACCATCGGTTGTATTTCCTTTATAGAATTCTAGTTTTTCGGAATAGGGGAGGACTAATATATTGCAATTCGTTAATTTGGAGACTTCTTTCCACGTTGTGGGTGATATATTTTTATCCATTTTTCCTAGGAGAGTCTTTAGTTTTTTTCGTGTATCAATTGAAAAGGTTTGAATCCATTCGAGTGGGTTCTTAGAGTTATATTTATAATCTAGGTGGAGGTATTTTTGCCATATGTAAGGTAGAATATGTCCGGAGAAAGTATATGTATCATCTTTATTTTGTTGGTCATCGAAGGTGTAATTCATGTATTTACCATAATTTCCAACTTCAGAGTGTGTTCTTACCCATTTCTGGAATGATTCATCGGAATTATATAAAAAGGCATTTTCTTTTTGAATGTATTCGTTTTCTTGAAGGAGATATTCGGGGAAAAGACCGTTTATGATTTCATCACGTCTCTGATAATTATATGTAAGTTCGTGTGCTAGAGTATCAATGAATGATTCGATATGTTTTTTTTTAAAGTCGGATGAGTCGATGCGTTTTATTTGTTTCTTTTCAGTCAAGTCAGTTAAAAATATTTTTAATTTCGGTATATCTTTTTCTTGTATGAGTTTTTTCAGAGAATCGAATATATCACTCATTACAAGTTAGTAAGATACAATTTTATCGATAATATGTTGCGATAGAATGCGTTTCGTTTCTTTATATTTATGTGGCTCTACATAAGTTTTAATGATATTAATAGTATCCATGGGGAGATTATTTTCTAGTGATGGATAGACAAATTTGTTTCTATAATATTTATGTGTATATGGGAGTTTGTTTAGAAATTTTCTGGCAAATATTTGGATATCAATGAGTGCGGGTAATTTTTCGTCTGGGTTTTGTAATATTTTCCATGTTTGAGAATAATTTTCAAAATAATAGTTACAATCCCACAATTCGTGTTGACAACACGGGAATAAAAAGTCATCTGTGATATAGTTATGACTCCAACTATCGATGAATAGACTTTTTACTTTGGAGCCCCGGATAACAAGTTGAAATTCAATGTATATTATATCTTCATATATATCGTGGTCTTTTTCTATACACACGAGAGTATTTTTTTGTAAAATCATCAACGGAAGCTCTCTCTTGTTTCTGTGCTTTTGATGTACTTTGGGATTTCTTCATTTTTAAGGGGGGAGTCGGTAATTTTGATACCACAGTATGGTTTGGGATTAGAATTATAGTCTTCTTCTTTGTATATATTCCATTCAATTGCATGAGCTAGTATGAATTTAAAGTTTTCCCAGAACTCCTCTTTATGCCCTATTGAGATGGTCATTATATGAGCGAGTTCATGAAGAACGACAAACAAGATTGTATTGAGGTCAGTTAGTTTATTTTCGGAATTTCTACTACGGACGCACACTATAATTTTTTCTCCTTTATTTATGGTATAACTTGTTTGATTTGAATTAGGAACGGCTTCTCGAATTGCATCTATGTTAAATTTTTTCAAGAAGCGATTTACACGTTCGTCGGATGCATCATATTTATCTTTAAGTTTTGATACAAATAGTTCTATTTTTTCGTGTAATTGAGCAAATAAGTTAGCAGCTTCGAGTTTGTCTGGCTTATTTTGGACGAGATATATGCGATTATCATATGTTGATTTGACCTGAATAAGATTCGGATTATATGTGGAATTATAGATATATGTTACAAGGACGATGATGGCAATACAATATACAATATACTCTGGATTCATTAAAAATTATTATATATAAAATTGTATTTGGAAATTTAAGAAAGGAGTTTATTATTCATAATGTGTATCCTCTATGATTATTGGAGCGATGAATGCATTTCTATATTGCATATCACCCGTTGATTTTTTCGAGTCGAGAATAGATTCATTGAATATGAAGGAGTGTTTTTGAAGTACGTAACGCACATCTCTTGGTATGGTTTCTAGAGCTTCTGTGTAATAATTTGATAGAACAGGAACTCTACACTCGAGTGTAGTACCTTTATATTGATCGTCTTGGAATAAGATGACTATTTTATTAAAGTCTTTTTCTTGTGATAGTTTGTGGTTTATGAGTGTGCTTTTAATAACATTGGTGACATCTCTGAGGTTATTTTTGTTGGAAATATTTATTTTGAAGGAGAGTTCAAATTTTTCTAGGCGAGAAATATTGGTTAGATTTGATGACCATAGTTGTGAATTGGGGATTTCGGATAATGCGTTTGGTCTTTCTTCAATGGTTGTACTGAAGAAACGAAATTCATGTATTATTCCAAGAAGGTTTTTACCGTTAGGGAGGCTCACGGAAATAAGATCACCGCTTCTAAAGTAATCAAAGAATATAAGAAAGAGTCCTGATACAAAGTCTTTCATATAGTCTTGAAAAGCTAGAGAAAGACCAAGTCCCAATACACCCAATGCACCAAATATGACTGTTGTATCTACATATATAATTTTAAGTGATATGATGACGGCGATAAATAATATAAAATACCTAAATGCAGATAATCCTAAATCAAGATATATTAGATTTCTATTGTGTGTATTTTTATTATTATTTGTAGCATTTCTTGTGGCTGATTTTATGTTATTAGATACGACTCGTGATATGGGTATAGATGATATTGTTATTATAATTGCGACTAGTACTCTTATTGAAAAATTAAGATACTGATTATCAAACGATATACTCATTACACGTATGAAAAAAGAAAAATATACAATTATAAGATTATAGAAGAAGGTTTAAGGAATTTGAGAAATTTTATTGTAAGAGTTTAAACATGGGAAAGATATATTTTTGTGAATCATCTGGAACAACCTTATATGAGTGGGGTAAAAAGGAAGATCGAAATGATGCTGTATTTATAGATCATTCTCTTTCTGAAATGGACACGATATTGGACTTGAAGAAGAAAATGGTGAGACATATTAAGGGCTTATCAGGAGAAATTTCTGAATATCTAGTTTGGTTTAACGAGAAGGATTCGCCATTTAAGGGAATAGCAGTGGATAATTTTTTAAGAAACGTAGATGTTTTCCGGGACGATAAGACGTATTTAGGAGATTTTTGGGGAAAGAAACATATTGTTTATGTAACATTATTAAAACTTCTTCCGAAAGAATTTAAAGACGGTTTATTGAGTCGTGTGGGGAGACTTTCAAGTGGTATATATTCAAGGGAAAGTGTAGATAAGAATATTGGGATACAAGATTCAATTGAGTTACCCGGGGATAGTGTTAGATATGAAAACGACATATTATTCAAGATGATATTTGTTGATGTTGTTCCGAGTGATGGAAGAGAGTGGGTAAATTTGGATAAGATATTTAGTGTATTTCCTTTGAGTGAGAAGATTCCTTTTATGATTATTGAAAAAGATGGTGAGATAAAGAGAAAGGTTTATAGAAAGATGTTAGATATAGAACAAGTAACAAAGTGGTCTAAGTTGCCAAGAGAAGCAAATGATGGAGGACGTATAAAGGATATTTTAAAGGGAATACATGGGTTATCATTTAAATATAAATATGTTGTATCTTCTATAATATTTTATCTGACTGTAAAGATATATCCAAAGGGTGGTGTAAATGTATTTTATCGAACGGAGCATAAATCTGAGAACTTGACAAAAAAAGACTGGGATAATGTTTTAAAACTTATTCAAAGAGATATCATTGATAAGGTAAATGTATTTTCTATTTCGAATGCGGCGAATATTCGTAAGACTTTGCGTTCAATAAAGGAGTCAGATATGATTATTAGAACATTAACAACGATTCGGAAGTTCGAAGACTCCGAGTCTAAAAATTCTAAAAATTTACCTATGTCTTTTGGTTCTTTTTTGAGGACAAAGGGATTATATTATCGTGTAACATCTTCAAAGAAAAAGGGTGATTCGCAGCAACTTGTTCAATTTATTAGAGTAAAGGACTATTTGAGTCCAGATAATATACTATTTGTCAAGGAGCAGTTAGAGATAGAGAATAGGAATGATATTATTGGACACATGGCTATGTTATACATGACAACGAATAAGGCGATAGAGGAGATGATAACGAATGCGGAATTAGATAGACGAGAGAAACGTGGGTCACAATTGCGGGTAAAGGGACCGTTAATTCAGTTTAACATAAAGACGGGGGAGCTTACTTTTGTGGGAGTACATGGGTTTAGTGATACAGAGTATATGTATAATGTATTTGCGAGAACATATTGGGCTTATATGAATGGTGAATTGGAGGATTCTGTTAAGATTTATAATAACGAGTTTGGTGAAAAGGAGGGGGAACTTTCTGACGAAGTGTTGTTTTCTGATGACGAAGGAGAGGATTGGGAAGCTGACGATTGGGATGCAGATGATTGGGATGCAGATGATTGGGATGATTCTAGTCAAAAGAGTCAAAAGAGTCAAAAGAGTCAAGATATTTCAGATAGAGGATCTCGGCGGTCGCCGGATACGCCGGGTCGTAATAATCAGGTAAAAAAAACAGTGTTTAATGTTGATCATCTAAAGTCTTGGAGTCAAGATGGATCTTATAGATTGGAAAGATTAAAGGCTTTTGCTCCTGAGGTTTTCAAATATAAGTATGTAACAAATAACAAGGCGGTTGGGTTTTCTAACCGATGTCAGCCACCAGAGCTGGCACATCCTATAGTAGTGGACCCGGATACGATGCTTTCTATAAACAAAGGTAAATATAAGGGTTCGTATACTGATTCATTAGAGTATCTTGGGAATTGGTATTTAGCAAGTGAGTATTTTTGTTGGGCGTGCATGATACCACTTAGTGAGAGTGATGTGGGTGGTGCGAATAAATCGGATGAGTCCAAGTTTTGTCCTGAATGTAAAGGGAAGATTGTTACGAAAAAGGTTTTAAAGACTCGAAATGCATCTAAAAAGGAATATACTGTGTTCAAGAATAAAAATGATAAGGAGTATCGTCCTTATTTAGATCAGAAATTACACCATCCGGATAATTTACTTCCTATTTGCAGATACAAGTATAAAATGGAGGAGAGGAAGAAGATTAAGGAGAGGCATGCGAAACATGATAGACATAGACCTAGGATTTCGAAGACGAATTTGAGTTTATATGTAAAAAAGGAGACTTCATTTCCATTAAATGTGGGATTTTTTGGCTCTTTTAATGATACAATTCACCGTTTGATGAATAATCCTCGGGCGATATTTAAGAATAGTGCGAATTCGGGAAACTTAAAGCCACTAATAACGGCATTTTTACGTAGGGGGATAGAGATAAAGAGCGACCAAAAAACAAGACGGTCTTTTTTAGAGTTAGTGTCTTATTATTATGGTGCTTCTTCCGATGAGACTTTGAAAATAGTAAAAGATAATTTGAAAAAGACAGGGATATTTTTATCATTATATAAGGGTGGTGGTGTTCGTATATTTGAAAAGGAATTTGAAAGAGAAGACGAAGAAGACTTACTAAAAGACTGGTTAAAGAATAAGGAAGATAGCAAGTTGAATAAGATAAAAAACGATTCTTATAAATTGAGGATTTTTAAAGCCATGGCATCTTTGATTCGAATGTTAGATGATCCGAATATTGAGATTTCACATACTTTATTTTGGGGATTGTTTTGCCACCCAGGTATATTATTCAAAGATGGACTCAATGTGTATATATTAGAGAAGAGGGGCAATGATATCATGTATGTATGTGACCAGGGAAATTGCTACTTTCCGGGTGCGAAGAGTGTTTTTGTATATTTAAGTGAGGAGAATGAGTTGAGTAAAGATAGTGACAACGTTGTAAAGCACTATGAGCCGGTTGTTTTAGTTTCTACTGGGGAAAAGGGAGGGATATTACATGGATATCCGCGGTCTATTTTTTCAGATGACGATAGTATAAGAGACATAGTTGATAATTTACGTAGTTCTTGTGTTGTAATTGAGAATGAAAGGTATGTAAATTACTTGACAAAAGAGGGCTATTTGAAGAATGTGAATAACATGGATGATGTTATTTCAAAATCCGATATTATTCTTAAGAGAGATGATATTACGCGGACCGCAAAGAGTTATTGTAAAATTAAGGGACGCGTTATAGATCACGATATCAATGTAGATCATATTTTGTTGGAATCCAATACCTTAATTCCTGTTTCCCAAGAATATAATGGTTCTTTGAGTCAATTAAAGGATAATTTGCCAATATTTTCTAGGGAGGTCGTTAAAATTCCAGATTATATAACCACCATGAATACTTTGAATGTATTCAAGGATAAGGGAGGTCTTATGGAGACTATGGTGGTGGGGTATACGACGGATAAAACGACTGATGAGTTGAATGGACTTGTATTGAAGACGAACAGAACAATACCTGTGAATAAAGGAGACGATAATAACTGGAGGGAGTTTTTTGAAAAGAAAGGTATAACCTACGATCCTAGACCATTTTATTTCAATTTAGAGGATACGAGAAGTATAAAGAATCAGAATTTGAAGCTTGGTATAGCTGGGAATAAACAACACGATGAGTATTGGAGACTTTATAATGAATTTTGTTTTCAATTGGGACAGTCTTTGCAGTAGCTTAAGTTGTAAAATAAAAGGTGAATATAATGTATTTTACATGGATACCTGATATAGATACAAATGGATTATTGTTTTGTATTTGTAATGTCGTATTAGAGGATTCGTGTTTAAAGACTAAGTATCGTAAGATGAGACTATTTGTTTGCGATAATGGTTTTTTGAGCGATGACATAAAGAATAGGTGTTATGATATATTTGGTTTAGTGTTAAAGAGAAAACGACTGTTTACGAGGTTGGTTTTAAAGTTTAAGGAAAAAAAATTTGTATTTAGGAATAGTCATGATTTATTGTTAAATTCACTGAATGATTCTACACACGTGAGTATAAGACGTGGTGATATAGTTTGGAGGTTTACTAGACACGATATACTCAACATGTTTCGGTCCAAGTTAATGTCGTGTGCATTTCAGATGCCGGGCATTAATCCTATTACGAATCCTTATACAAATGAGGTATTTACGAAGGCAGAGTTGTATAATTTATATATTGGGATATCGAATCATAATGGGAAGTATTGGTTCATAAGGGAATTTGCGGGATTAGATTTTGACGGTGTTATATTTTTATCAGAACATCGTTCATATTTATATAAGAATGCTGTTAAAGAGGAAATTTATGAGATGGACGAGGAAAATTTTAGAGAGTCGTGTGAGTACTTAATGAGGCGTTTTGTTGGGGGTAGATTTGTATCATATGGTTTTTTCTTTGTTGGATTAGACTCTGTGAGTATTACAAATTTAAGATCAATATTTACACCGTTGTTGATTCGTGATGCATGGTCTTATAGAGAGTCCAATGGTGTTTTTATAATGGATGGGTTATGTTCTTTCATAGAGACTTATCCATGGATTTATAAAAATGTAATGAAAAAAAATGGACAGTGTTTAAAAGATAATATGATTCGCGAGTGTATGAAAGAGATGAGACCCGATA